ACAGATTTTGGTTTGAAAAGTTCGCACGGAAGAAGAATGATAAAGAAGTAGAAGAGTTCTTTGTATCTAATTTTATATACTCTACTGATCCAGCAACTATGTGGATTGGTGAAATGATCAAAGAAGGTGAAGGACGCTATATTGACTGGAAAAAGAAAATCCAGTCACTTTCGTATATTTTCAAAGAAGAGGTAAATACGCTATTTGAGCAAAATAAGGTAAATGAGGTATTTGACTGTTCTAAGGGACATCCTCTTATATTGCGAAGTTATTTGGGTGGGAAAACATCACTTGAAACTCTGGTAATCTGTGATAGAATATTTGAGTATAGGAAGGATTTTGATAAAAAACTCAATGACCCTGTGTGGGAAACCGTAAGTCGTAAGATCAAAAAATACACTCCTTTCATAAATATAGATGTACCCAAGTTTAAAAAGATTCTACAAGAAGTAGCCCTATGAGTTTCTTTCAGTCTGAAGTCGTTCGTGCAGAGTTAGCTGAAATTCAAGAACTTCAAGAAGAAGTTTATGGTAATGTTTTCTCATTTCCAGAAATGGATTCTGAAGATCAAAGATATCAGGTTGATGTACTTGAAAGACTATTACATAAACAACAGATTCTTTATACTCGTCTAAGTTTGTCGGATGATCCGCAAGCAAAGGAGATGAAGAAAGAGATCTGTAAAGGAGCTGCTAGTATGGGTTTACCTCCTAATGTAGATATGAATATTATATTCAATAACATGAATAAGGCATTAAATATGATGCGTGAACATATTGACAGAACTAGTTCTACCTAGTAGAATAATAAAGGTACACACAAGCCAAATCTCAAAAAATCCGAGGTAATCTAATGTCTTTTAAAGACCTTAAAAAGCAGTCTTCTCTTGGTTCACTGACCCAGAAGTTAGTCAAAGAAGTAGAGAAGATGAACAATACTGGTGGTGGGGGTGCTGATGAGCGTCTCTGGAAACCAGAAGTAGACAAAACCGGTAACGGTTATGCTGTCATTCGTTTCTTACCTTCTCCTGAGGGTGAGGATATTCCATGGGCAAAAATGTATTCTCATGCATTCCAAGGTCCTGGTGGATGGTATATTGAAAATTCTTTGACCACAACTGGTGGTAAGGATCCTGTATCAGAGCACAATCGTGAACTCTGGAATAGTGGTAATGAATCAGATAAGGATGTAGTTCGTAAGCAGAAGCGTAAGCTTTCTTACTATGCAAACATCTATGTTGTAAAAGATCCTACCAATCCTCATAATGAGGGTGGAGTATTCCTCTACAAGTTTGGTAAGAAAATCTTTGATAAGCTTATGTCTGCTATGCAGCCTGAGTTTGAAGATGAAGAAGCAATCAACCCATTTGACTTCTGGGAAGGCGCTAACTTCAAGCTCAAGGCTAAGAACGTTGCTGGCTACCGCAACTATGACTCCTCCGAATTTGCCAAGGTAGAGCCCCTTCTAGGTGGCGATGATGAAGCACTAGAAGCTCTATACAATAAGTTGAACTCACTATCCGAGCTAGTTGCTTCTGATCAGTTCAAAGAGTATGATGTTCTTAAGAAGCGTCTTAACCAAGTCCTAGGCTTGGGTGCTCCTAGCAGCCGCCCAGCAGCCCAGGAAGACTCTGGTGATGAAGACATTGAAGAGCAGCTACGGTCTGCTAGACCTGCCTTCAAGAAAGAAGTAGCAGCCTACAGTGAGCCTGAGCTTCCATCAACAGCAACACCAGAGCCTGCCTCTAGTGACGATGATGATGCTCTGAGCTGGTTTCAAAGTCTAGCTGACGAATGATTACACGCCGAGTTCTTTCTCGGTCATAATTTTAAATTCCCAACCTTGATCTAAACAGAATTCTCTAGCAGCATTCCATTTAGCTTGGTTCTGGGAATACATAGCCTCTGCAATAAGAACGTTCTTTGTACGACGTTTGTATTGTGGGGGCTTTGTTTCTTTTAGGGGTTTTACTTCAATCAGTATTTTTTCTTTCTTATTTTCTTTGGTAACTACTTCCATATAAAAGTCTGGGAAGTACTTAGCCATTCTTTTTTTCACTGGATTGTAATATGGGATAGAGATCTCTTCAGATGCCCACTTAGTAACCTTTGTGTTTTTGTCACAATAGACCATCAGCTTGCGCTCCCATAAAGACCTATAAACAATCATATTGGCATTACCAATATACTTTTTTGGATTTTCTGGTTTATAGATTCCTTTATAGGACATAAATAGAGTAGGTAGTTTATCAGTATTTAGCGTGCCTAGACAGCTAAACATAGAAGATGTCAAGCCACTGATAGGTAATTTGTCAAGATCAAATTACTATCAAGTACAGTTTGGTGGGTTATCTCCAAGACTCAGGGGATATCTTGGGTCACGTGGCGTAGATAACGCATTTATATCAGAAGATTCTGGTTTGTTATGTTACAGTGCTCAACTTCCTGGGTCATCTTTGGCTGGAACTGAGTCTACGAATTTCGCTGGAATTACGGAGACAATGGCACATAGGAGGGTATTTACTTCTCTTTCATTGGAGTTTTATTGCGACACTCAATATAGATCTCTAAAGTTTTTAGAGCACTGGATGGAATATGTTGCTAGTGGAAACGGATTCGCAGACTATGCTGATAGAAACTATACATATAGAATGAATTACCCAAATGATCCTACTAGTGGATACAAATGTGATTCCACAAAAATATATAAGTTTGAATCTAGTTTGGAGAGAGTAATGGAATATTCATTCCTAGGTTTATTTCCAATTAATTTATCATCAACTCCAGTTAGATATGGTCCTAATAGTGAGCTAACGAGAGTTACTTGTGAATTTAGATATGATAGATATATTGCGGGATCTATCCTGTCATATGATACCGTGAGGGGATTTGGAAATAATTTAGAATCAGGTGTGACTAATGCGTTCTCTGATTTAAATTTTAATGGATTTACCAACACACTTAACACAATTAACCGAATAGCTGGACCTGTTTCAGATATTTTAAACTTATTCACTAACTAAATATAAAAAAAGCTGAAGATCTATGGCATTAAGTAAAACACTTCAGTATCCCACTAATATTGCTTCGGGCAATAATGATTATTTTATGGTGGGTATTTTTAATTATCAACCACCTGGTAGTGGGAGACGTATAGGCAGAGATACTGATAATAGAGTTTTAAATATTACCGGAAGTAAAGGTACTAGAAACTTAAAAAGATCACTATCAAATATTATTTTGCCAATGCCTGATAATATTTCAGATTCAAATGCTGTTACTTGGGATAGTGATAGTTTGAATTCTCTTCAACTTGCAGGTATAAATGTTGCGGAGGATATTTTAACTGCCCTCAAAGCAGAAAACGCAAATAAGGCAGAGCAACTAGGTAAGGTTGTCAATAAGTTCTTTACTGGTGCTGGTGGAGCAGCTCTAGATCCTACAGTACGTGACGCTGTTAAAAAGTCCTTGATTGGTGAGGCAATTAATGTTGTTGGTGGTAATATTGACGCACAGTCTTTGATTAGTAGGACTACTGGGCAGGTATTGAATCCAAACCTAGAGCTCCTATTCAAAGGTGTTATCTTGAGAGAATTTAACTATTCATTTACTCTCACACCAAGAGACCTTAACGAATCGAATCAGATTAAGCAAATTATTTCTACCTTAAAGCAGTCTATGTCTGCGAAAAAAACTGCTTCTAATGGTGGTGGTCAGGGGGCATTCATCCAAGCACCAGATGTTTTTCAGCCTGTTTTTATGCAAGGTTCTAGAGCACATCCGTTTTTATATTCTATTAAACAGTCTGCTCTAACTGGAATGAATGTTAATTATATTGGAACTGGATCATATGCTACTTATGGTGACGGTACACCAGTGAAAATGCAGATGCAGTTGAGGTTTAGGGAGTTAAGTCCTGTATACAATGAAGATTATAGATCTGTTAATGATGGAGTTGGATTCTAATGTCATATTTTAGACAGTTACCAAATATTGAGTATCAAAACTTTTTAACTTCTAGTACTGGATCGCAGGATTACTTATTACTGAAAAATATTTTTCTCAGGGGTAAGTTGAGAGATGACCTTCAAAGTAATGTTACTGTTTTTCAAAAATATAATATTCGTGGA